CTTTATCCCATACAGCTTCACCTGCTCCTTTAATAGTAGAACCAATATTTTTAACTTTGTCTACTGCCCAACTGCCCACCTTAGAAACTGCTCCTGTAACAGTGGATATTCCTTCTTTAATAGAAGAACCAATATTTTTAACTTTATCCCATACAGCTTTACCTGCTCCTTTAATAGTAGAACCAATATTTTTAACTTTGTCTACTGCCCAACTGCCCACCTTAGAAACTGCTCCTGTAACAGTGGATATTGCGCCTTTAACAGCAGAAGAAACTACTCCATCTTCTTTGAACCAATTCCAAGGCATTAAATTAGATATAAAGCCTGTAATTTTATCCCAAGCCCATGTAGCCACCTTTCCAAATTGCTCTCCTATCCATCCAAAAAGTGAACCAATCTTACTCAAAATTCCTTCTCCGTCTTTTTCGTTGAACCAATTCCAAGGCATTAAATTAGATATAATACCTGTAACTTTATTCCATGCCCATTTAGCAACTCCACCAATTTTCTCTCCTATCCATCCAAGCATGGAGCCTATACCTTTAACAGCCGATCCTGCTAATCCTGTAACAGCACCAACCTCTTCATCACCTAATAAAGCACCTAAAAGCTCAAAAGCAGGATTTATATAAGCTATTTGTTTCAACCCCTTTAAAAAGTTTCCTTGAGAAAACTCCCCAATAGCTTTAAGTGCTGGCCCTATTATTGGCAAATTCAAAAATACTTTACCTATCTTCTCACCAATCCATTTTGTAGCATCTTTAATCCACCCCCAAATCATACTACCCTTTCCTTTTCCTCCTCCTTCTGGTGTTCCTCCAGCTTTATAATCCAAAAACGCATTTAATGCATCTATCCCTAGAGATAACCCAAGTCCAAGCAAATTTCCTCCTCCAAGCAAATTTACCGCACCGGAAAGCAAGTCCAATACTCCACCCAACATATCACCCTTCATGAATCTAGATATTGCAAACCCTATACTGATAATCGTTCCCACAAACGGAATAAATTTTCCAACCTTGGCAAACGCTTTTGTTATCCATCCACCCATTTTAGCGAATATTCCCTTTCCTGCACCCTTTCCGATTATTTCTGCTCCCTCCTTAGCTGCATCTTTTCCAGCAATACCAAAGAAACTAGAAATGCCTTTCAACATTCCACCAGCAAATTTTTCCAATCCTTTAATAGCCAGAGTCCCCACTTTATGAAGCAGTGATAATCCACCTTGAACACCAAATCTGCTTACTAGTTTTAACAATCCTTTAAATGGCCCATCATCCTTTAGACCCTCATACAATGCAAATAAACCTCCTGCCAATAAAGCCAATCCTCCAAACATCATTTTAAATATCGTAGAACCCTTTTTAGGTTCTTCGTCTTTTTCTTTTTCCGTTTTATCTTTTCTTTTTGTTACGCTTTCACCTATTATTTTATGTAACAACTTTTGAGCATTTGGAGACAACCCATCAATTATAGTTAATGCTGGTTTATTTTCTTCCTCTAACGTTTTTTTCTCTCCATCTTTATTTTTATTAGACCCAAAAAATTGTCCGACATATGACAATATCCCTTTATTATCCGATTCTTTCTTATCTACAACCTTTTCTTTTTTGTCGTCTTTCTTATCTTCTTTTTTACCTTTATCTCTAGATATTAACCCTATATCCTCTAAAAGAGTTTTTAACGCTCCTTTCGCAGTTGAATCTTTAGCAAGACTTTTAATGCCATCGGCTAATGTTTCAGATTTATCTTTAGAACCAGTAGATGCTTTTATCGCTAATATCTTCTTCCCTATGGAATTAGACAGATTTTGCATGAAACTATCCGCCAAACCTTCAAAAAATGAAGGAGGTAGATATTTTGAAACATCAAGTGGAACAGAATCAGCCATATAATAGTATTATGTATTATTTATGGTAGAAACCTAGTTTAATAGCTATTCGTTAAAGAATGTAGTATCGAATGGTATCTTTTCTTCCAGTTTTACTTCCTTACCTTCAGAATCATAACATGTTAAATTACATGTTGTTATTTTTTCCGTAATGTTCTTATACTCTTCCATATATTTCAAGATTTTATTGATAATGGTAGATGGAAGTTTAGATACAATCGTTATTCTAGATTTGAAGTCTAATACACTAAAATCGATATTTTCTGCACTTAAAGATATACTTTTAACGTATTTAGTGATTTCATTGATAAATGTGTCTCCTACGAGTTGTCTGATTTCTTCTGGTGTTTTAATCTCAACATCTAAATTTTTATGCAATTCTTTTTCTAAAGTATTCTCCACTTTTATACTCGGCAATCCACAAATCACCGTATAAGGGGATATATTAGATATTTCCAATTCTTTCGGAGATTTTATATCTTTTATAAAATTTTCTACATGAGACTTCAAATCGTAAGAATAAGAATCTTCAACAACTTTAGAGTTTTCTTTTAAATCTATAGTATATATGTCAGATATACTACTAACTCTCAATTTTATAAAATAAACCAATTTGTCTAATATTGTAAATTCACTCACATTATCATTTAAAATATTCTCTTCCATTATAGAATTGAATGTTTGAGTAAACAATGAAGTCTGTGATGGAGATTCTATAATACTCTTAAAAAGCCTCTTTAATTGATCGGTGTTTAGAATTTTGGAAACAAATTCTTTTTCAGATGATGGAACCGTAAATGTAAACGTAATGTCTTTATTAATATCATCTAACGTTTTTAATACTGTATTGAGATATGTAGAATTTTGCTGTGTCATATTATTAATTAAGGGGTGAATTCACTATTTTCAACTGTTTGTTCAAAATTATCCATAGGGGAAGGTTCTATATTATTAACATTTTGTCGATTACTATTCTGCTGTTTAAGCTTAGATTCGTATATTTTTATAAACAATCCAAATTCTCCGGGCGTGCAATTATCTAAATACTCAGGAGACATTTTCTCAGAAATTGTATAAAAACTCTCATACATTGTCATTAAATCATCCGAAAACATAATTTTAATAAGAAATATAATGTTATTTATATTAAAGTCGAATGGGAGTTTAGCTTTTTCTCCTATATAAGGATGATTTAAAAGATTTATCAGATTTATCTTTTTTAATTTATCGTCCAATGCTTTTATGTCCTTTACAACCTTTAAGGAATATTTAGCAGGTAATTTATTAAACAATTCATTTCTATCGCTTATAGGAAGATTCTTTTGTATCACACAAATATTTTCAGAATTGTGATGTATCTCATCAAGGAAAATAGTAGCATCTAACTCAAAACGATCATCGTATTGACACGATGCCAATTCTGATAATGTAGGCAATCTGTATTCTATCACATATTCACCAAAACTTATTTTTGCGTTATTTAGAAAATCTTTTTTAAAGTTATAAAATGTTTCTATAACATCAGATAAATTTAAATTTAGAGTTACCAAATTTCCATTATCCTCCATTCTCAATTTTAAAACTCCACTCAAACTTATATTTCTAATTTTAGCCAGTATGATCAAATAATCTATGAAATCTAACTCTTCTATCTCACATAAATCTAAACTGCTATATTTCTCCAATATTATTTCGAGATTTTTAAATAGGTTGTTCATGTTAGGATTATCCCCCAAAAGAACCTTTAGAACTGTTTTATAATCTTTAAGTAGGAGTTCTTTTATCCGAACTTCCTTTCCAAATACATCTAAAACATTAAAAAAACTATTCATTTTTATTATCTAGGTGATGTTTTACCGAAAAAAGTTCTTTACCGTTTTACCCGCTTCATTAGCAATAGTTCCTACCTTTGTTAATAAACTCTTACCCGCTTCAATTACGTTAATTGTATTTTCCGATTTAGAATCTATAGTATAATAATTATATGCAAACTGAACTTGTCTTATTTGTGGGGCTGTAGTAGCACCATAGTTGTATTCTTCGCTGCCTACGTTTAATGGACAAACACCATAATATGTAATTTTATGTCTTACGTATGGAGGTAGGTTAGGAGATGTAACACCAATTTGATAAAAGGTTACATTAGTTCTATATTGTAGTGGATCATCTTCTTTATATGCAATCATTCCTAAATGTGCTGTAACTATAACCCAAGGTCGCATAACGTTTTCCACAAAACTGACATTAGTATCTATAAAACTAATTGTCAAATTCTCCGAATTTCTTCCTCCACTATTAATTGTGGGTCTTAATAATCCTCCGTATTGTGTTCCTTCATTAGTAGCTGCAAAAGAATCTCCCGGAACTGATACTGCGTGTGCTAACAAACACCCTTTCATTTTTTGTATAGGGGCTGTTGTTATTGCGTCAAATGCAGCAGAAATATCCCATGTCGCATTTTCAAATTCCGCTACCCTTTTTATAACAGCAGGAAATTTTTCAAATTCAACAACCCATTGAGCACCTTTAGGTAAGGAACTTGCAGGGTTTCCTAAAATTTCAGATAAGAAATATTCTATTTGTCCTGTAATCTCTGGTCTTTTTATAATTTCTGCCATATTATTATTTATGGCATTGATTCAATGTTAATTGAATTATTCTACTACAAACTGCCAATCTTATAAAGACCGATTAGCTTTCTCAGACTTTAATATAAATGATTTACGATGGTGTCAAATCAGGACATCTCCAATATTGGTATGCTATAGTGGCTGGAATAGTAACAATAGAACCACCATCTTTAATATCATAAGCAGAATCTCCAAGAGATTGTAGATATGCACCCTTTAGATGGTATTCTCTTACCCAATTTAGTTTCGAGTCAAGCAAAGCTAAATGTATTTCATTACTTTCTACAATATCGCTTGTATTCTCACCATTTCCAATAGAATATGTTCCTTGACTTGTTTGGTCGTCAAAGGTTTTGAACATCCTTCTTTCCAATAAATCCCTCAATTCATAACTAGCATCGCATCTAAATGTAACTGAATATGCAGCAGAACCGGGATAATTTGCAGTTCCGGGAACGTTAAATTGTAATCCCATAAAAGGAACTTGAACATTATTTATTGAACGGCCGGGAACTGATGCTGTTTCAACATATACCAAGTGATCTTTAAAATCATTATTAAAAAACTGCACTACTCTGAATTGAAACAGTCTTGCGAAGTCTGATGTTTGAACTTTTGTGTAAAACTCTGAAATGTCTTGATGCGCCATATTATTATTTATTGTTAATTTTTAAATTATCCTATTAATTCTGCAAAATTAGCTGATGTTCTTGTTGCTATGAAGTTAACCAATATGAATTCTGCTGAACGAACAGCTTTAATGTAAATATCTACGTTCAATTCGTTAGCGTCAATCGTATCTGGTGTGTTGTTTCTTTCGTCACATACAATCAAGTAATCATAAACACCTTCAGTGTTTTTGGCTCTCTCGAAAATAGGAGTCAATGAATTCACCAACCTAGCTCTGGTAAACATTGTGTTAGGCTCGAACACGAAATATTTCAAGTTCTGCATCGTAGATTTTTCTAAAGTTAAGAACAATCTTCTAACATTCACTCTATCAAAAGCAGATGGTTTCTTTTGTAGTGTTTTCTGTCCATAAACCACATATCCATCACTTGGGAAGAACACCACTGGATTTACAGATATTGTATATAAGAAATCTCTCTGTTTCTGAGTAGGATTAAATGCCAAGTCAGTAATTCCAGATACTATACCTCTAGTAAGTCCAGCAGGAGCAAACCAAGGATATGTAGCACGGTCACTATTTGCGTATATAGCAGCGGCAAATCCAGAGAATGGCAACCATACTTGTGTATCACTGGTTTTATCATATGCTTTCACCCAATTTGCGTAAGTTGCGACATAATTGCTGTTCGCATTACCAAATGTATTTTTTATTGGTGTATATATGTATTGAGAGAAGTTGTAAGCATTAACAGATGTTACTTTAGTGTTTTTTCCGTTGATGAAATTCTGTCTCAAAGGATCAACGATAGCCATACAGTCTTTTCTCTGAACTCCTGCAAAGTTTTCGAACAAGTTATAGATAGAACTCCATCTATTGTAATATGTCGAATAGTCCCCTTCAGGGTTTTGAAGCGTTGAAAGATTGTAATATGTTGTGTCGTCGTATGATCCTGCTGAACAGTTAGCATAAACTGTTGTAAGACCAGCATCAGCTATAATATCCAAAGGATAAATTTCAGGATTTTCAACTAATGACAATGCTCTTTCAAGTTTATCTGGAACAGAACCGATAACTTTAGAGGTTTGTTCAGTTATGTTACTATTAAACACACCATCACCGAATAATCCTTGTGTTGCCGAATTAACCGTAACAGAATACAAAGGATTTACAGAACTTGCAGTCACCCAAGATGTTTTCTTAGAAATATTTGGATTTACCAATATTTTAACATTTGGAGATTTATCATTTACAACATCCTCAATGAAGAACGAAGTCTGAACACCACCACTATTAGATGCAGTCTTTTTAGAAGCGTCTAAAGACCCTATATATGATTCTGCAAGACCTACAGATAGCAATTCTGGTTGATATATAGATGCACGGATTTTGAATAAAGTGAATACTAAACTGTCAGAATAATAAACATCACCGAAATTGAATTGTGGTATTTTTTCTATGTTTTCTGAAATACTGTTATTGTTTTGATTTGCAGTTCCAGAAAGACTTACTGTTAATTTAGTAGTAGGTAGATTATACCAATTCACACCATTCGAGTTTGATGTTATAGAATTAACAGTTACAATAGAATTGAAGTCTGAATTTGCACCGAATTGTGAATTGTCTACTAATCCGACATAATATCCTTCAAATCTTTCATTTATGATGGTCTGACTTTCGTTTATTACAACAATACCTGCATTTATTACGCTACCAGACCAAGTTGGTGTAGGCGCAGTTGCAGAAATTGAACTCCAACTGAAATCATTCTGCTGTAATTGGGCGAATTCGCTCTCGTTTAATGAATAATGAGAAGGTTTTCCGATAGTGAAACTGTTTCCAGATGAAGCTACAGGGTAAAATAATGCGCTATATTTGTCCGAGAAATCTGCACCAGCAGCAGAACCATATGGCATTCTAGTTACATATAGATTACCTGCTGAATTTAAAACTTGTTTAGCAGAATGGTAAAAATATCTTTCTGCTGGTGTTGAAGGCACTCCATAAATCTGTTCAAATTCTGATAAAGTTGTTACTGATATTACCTCGTCTGTTGGCCCCTGAGAAGCAAATCCTGTAATGAAAATATTCGTTCCGACAACTTGTGTAGTCGTTTGTGATAAGTCAATTTCAGTAATTTGAACTCCGGGAGAATTAATTGTTCTCATATTATATTATTATTTATCTAAAATGGTAATTTTTTTATGTTATGGCTGGATTTATCAGCTTGAAATCCAATTTGTTGAATTGGAATGTTGCTGTAGACTCAATCCAACTACTTTCTCTGTAACTATATGTTATTCCTCCTAGTGTTGTTATTGTGGCGTTATAATATGTCCATTGTGCCACTCTCTGATTATATTCATTAACTGCAAAAATAGAAAACAGTGTTTGATATTCTGGTAATCCTGTCTGAGATGTTGGGCTATCTCCACCATATATACTTCCATGAGTCGTATTTAGAACATTTAACCAATTCCAAAGAATCCAATAATTTAGAAATGTGTTATCAACCACAAAATTTAATGTAAGAGGGTTGTAATTGGGTCTAGTATAACTAGTTACGTTAAGAGTTTGTCCAGCAAAGGGAACTGCTATTGTAGGAATTATAACATCTGGCACAATAGTTCCAAAAACCGCAAATTCTATCGGTGTAGTTCCTTGTGTAATAGTTGGAGTATAAACGCCCCCTCTTAAAGCATTAGGTATATCCAACACCAGTATAAACTTGTCTCTACTGGATTTATTTAAAACTGATTGTTGAGTAGGGTTAGACATTATTAATATTTAACCTCATGGACGGAATATAGTATATCCCAAATCTATTAAACTCTCTATGTCCAAATCATCTTCTCCATATAAATCTAAATCTCCTATTAAAGGTTCATACTTCTTTTGAATTTTTTCGTTGGATGGTATAATGACATTTCCGTTTATTAAATCTTTCAATTCATATAAACTCTCATCATTAGGGAAATAATCGCCCCTTTTTATTTTTAACGGTTTCTGTTGTTCATCTATTTCTTCTATGGTGAAGTATTGCTGGCATAAATCAGGGTCTAATGTGAATAATGCCCAAACTAGTCCCATAACATAATCATCAAAGAACTTTTCTCCTTTTTTTCTGTATGTTCCGTTAGGATATCTAATAAATGTCTCCAATTCTGATATAGTTTGAGTGTCGTATATTTTAACAACCTGTAAGAAGTTGATCCAATACCTTAGATTACTAACAGCATTAAATCTTAAATTGTTATGACTGAAAATACCTAAATTTTTAGTGGATTTATATTCTCCCGTTTGGTTCAATTTACTATAACTCACCAATTTTTCATAATTTAAATTGTGAGATAATGCATCTAATGTTTGAGCACCACAATTATTACGTTCAATTAATAAAGGAGGATTACCCCAAGAAGAACAAAGTGGTAGTAAACGATTTGCAAAATGATATGGTTCTATTGTGTTTGATCCATATACAGCAGCTTGAGTTATATTCGATAAATCTGTGATATTCAATACTTGAGCGGTAGATGCTGCTCTTCCAACACCCTCTCCAACGTCACATCCAATAACATACAGATTATCCTTTTTAGGCATTTCATAAACCCTGTAAGAACCATCATCAGACTTCCAAATAGGTGCTTTTTTATTGGCCTTAAATGCTTCCAAAACATCAAAACCTACTGCGGCTGTTGCAGAATCCAAAAACACATTGCCAAACTCTTGAGAAAATGACTCTTCCGATCCTAAAGTATTAACCATGTCATTCTTCCACTTCTCATTTCTTCCCGGAACATCCCACCAATCTATTCTTTCTGCCTTCCATCCATTATCACCTTTTTCTGCACCATTATACATCTCATAGAATTTATTTCCTATTCCATTAGGTGTGCTAACCATGAAGATTTTCGATTTTTTACCAGATGATATAGTAGGAATAACAGACTTCCAGAAATCAGATAAAAGGTGAGGTTCTATGTGTGAAGCTTCATCTATAAAAAGACAATTTATTGACAATCCCCGGGCCGCTGTAGATGATGTAGTGCTAACTTTAATCGAACTTCCGTTAGCCAATGCCATTCCTGTTTTTCCCCACTCCTTAACTCCCGGTTTTAGATAATTTGGAAGTAATTCATATGCTAGTCTTATTCTGCTGAAAATAGATATTGCTGTGTCCTCTTTGTTTGCTACAATCAACATGCTTTGATCTGAAGAGAAACAGCAAATCCATAATGCAAAAATAGTAGCCAATGTAGAATTATGACTTAATATCCCATTCGTGTAAAAAGTATGGTTTTCTGAGTCTATTGACAAATCATACATATTCTCAGGAGGACAATCCAGTTTAACTACACTCTTAACTTTCTCAATTCCGTTTTCAGTTATAATACCATCCCCTACTTTTAAATCCTTTACATATATTTCAATACCCCCTTCGCCAATCACTATATGTTCATCAGCGCACTCTAAAAAGAAATTGGCAGTCTCTACCCTCCAAACATCAAAAGGCACTGTTTTATGAACTTCTTGAATGTCTACCCACCCTTCATCTGTCCAAACTTCATAATCTTCAACTTTTTTAGAGTCTATAAATTTCTCTACTTCCATATAGTTATTAACTTATCCATTCCTTATAAAA